TAAATAAGGAGCCTTGCCCCTCTTTTTGTTCGTAATTACTCATTTTATTTGGTTTTTAAATTATAAATTTCGTCGTTTGTGAGCTCATAAAGCTCGGCCATTATTACCCACATTCGGGCGTTATCTTGAATTGAGGGTCGGAGTGATCGCCGCACGGTCAAGATAACGAGCTCGCTTTTTAACTGCCTGATTCGTTCCTCGATTTCCATTCTTTCACGAGTTTTTTGTAGTGTTCTATTTTCGCTTTCACCTCATCGAGTGGCATTTTTAGGGGCTCGTTTCGAATAACCATTAATTTGCTCGCCCGTTCGAATCCGATTCGTTCGGTTAACCTTGGCGCGTATTCGAGGAGGTTTCCGTGTTTATGCTGGTTACACTCGACACATTGGCCGTGGACGTTATCCTCGTTAAATCGTAGGTTTGGATAAGAGCCCACCGAGTAAAAATGGCCCGCATCGTATTTCGCGGGGAGGGGTTTCCCGCAACTGATACAAGGTTCGTTTTTATCCCTCAGGCGAATGAATTCGTTAAATACCTTTTGGAGCTCGCGGCGGTACTGGCTAACGCTCTTAATGTTTTCCCGCATCCGCTTAATTTCCCGCTTTGCCTTTTTCCGCTCGCTGATTCGCCCCCATTCGATTAGGCAACTGGGTTTAACGCACGTTGCCTGAAGGCTCGAATAAGTTGGGGTAAAGGGCGTTTTACAAATCTTGCAACGTTTCATAATACATTCCAAAATAAAACGTTATCGGCTTTTTTATACTTTGTGCAATACTCAAACGCTTTTAAATCATAATTAGGCATCGAGGGGAATGGGCTTTTAAAATTACTCTCAATTTCAAAGCCTTTATCGTATTTTAAAACGGTTAAACGTGGGTGATGTTCTTTGTATTCTTTGCCAACCTGAACGCCGTAAATTTTCGCGGTTTTTGTACCTTGCAAAATTGCCTCTACTAAGGTGCCGCTCCCAATAGCACACCAAATCTCTTTCGGCTCATTTTCTAAATGATTTATTACCTTGATTACACGTTGGGTCAATAGGTTTTTATTGCGCTCAGTATTTGCCCCAAAAGTTAATTTTTCCGCTCCCGTTTTTTCGCAGTATTCGCGAGCTCTTTTTTCAATTACACTTAAATAACCATACGGAACCTCAATAACGTTTCCACCCATTTCAATAACTTTATTAGTATTTGGGTGTCTTTCTTTTCGTTTAGCGCAAAAAATGGTCGCTTTTTTGTTTATTTGATTACAATAGGCCGCTAATGCAATTTGAAAACCCCCATAAACGGGCGTAGCGTAAACATATTCTGAATTTGAGCCAATTACATAAGGCATTAAAACGCTCTTTGTGCCACCGGGCAATAAATCATCACGTAAAACATTCACTCCCAAATGTTTTTCTAAATAGATTCTATTCATACTTTTTTAAAAATTAACACGTTTTCGTGAACCTTAGTTAATTTGCCCCCAGCTTCAAATATTTTTCCCGCTCTGAGCATTGCCGTTCCTAATGGTTGTAATAAAATAGCTTCATTATATAAACCCGCTCCAGCATCTATAAATGCGCGTTTGCTATGGCTTATAAAATCGCGGTAAAATCCTTTTTTATCTCGAATATCACCCACTACAAATACCGCGTATCCATTTCTTTTTAGCTTGCTAACGCTCTTTTTTATTATTTGGCTATAAACCTCGATAAATTTATCGTAACTCATAACGCTAAGGTCATTTGGATTATCACTATAAACCTCTAAATCGGCGTATGGCGGGCAACTAAACACTAAATCGTACTGAGGTAAAAGGGTTTCAACAACCTCATTACTATCACCGACGTAATACTGAGGTTGGTTATTTACGGGTAATAATTTTAAGGCTTGCTCTCGGTTGCTATCAATTTGCTCTTGGCGTATATCGATGCCCGTGTATTTATAACCCAAATAATTAGCAACAATCCCCCGCACGGAACCGCCAGCAAAAGGGTCTAAAATACTACCCTCCTCGGGACAATACCAACGATAAACCAACTCGCAAAGGGCGGGGTCAAAAATGCTAACTCCTTCCATTGGTTTACGGCCATATTTTTTTTTGTAATCCTCAGGCGATAGGCCGCTCATAGTTTTAACATTACATTCCGCATATCTCCCTAAATGGCTTTCAATGCCTAATTTTTTCCATTGGCGTTTACGGTTTTGCCATTCGCCTCCCTTTGTGTCTAATACGCTAAATGGAGGCTCCATAAATTTCTCCCTGAGTAATGGGTCGCAGATTATTTCATTACCGAATAAATCGAAATTTTTCATTTGTGTATATATTTTAAATCTTTGAGGTTTCAATAATATCGCGAAATTTCATAACCGAGAGTGGTAAGCGGCTCACTTGTTTCGATGCCGTTCGCCATTGCTCATTTACTCGGCCAATTACTTTACACGTTCCGTTTTTCGCGTGGAACAATACTCTGTTAGTGTTGACGATATCGAAAGAACCGTCGGAGTTTTTAAAGATTTTCATATTAAAATAATCGTTTTTTTAATTCACATTTTGGCGCTTTGTATCTGACTCCCCAATCGAAAGGGTAATAATAAACCTGAGGAAATTCGTGATTACCACCTCTGAGCCTTATAATACCACAATTTTCGCATTGAGATTTTTCCTCGTTATGATCGTGTTCTAAGCCATTTGCATTTTTCCATTTATGCCTCATAATTCCCAAGATTCGTTTATTATTGGTTTAGTAGTATCGGTATAGTGCATCGTTTCGGGGGTGAAATTTACGTTCACGAACCCGGTGCGGCCGTTTCGATGTTTGGCGATTATAAACTCGGCGTTGTTAATTCCCGAATTCTTGTCGTAGTAATCTTGGCGGAATAGAAACGAAACCACGTCGGCATCTTGCTCAAGTGAACCCGAATCGCGCAAATCGGAGAGCATCGGCCTTTTATCGCTTCGGGTTTCGAGTGATCGCGATAATTGAGCCAGCGCGATAACGGGGAGGTCGTTTTCTTTTGCGATCAACTTGAGGCCTCGGCTTATTGCGCTCACCTCTTGCTCACGATTAGCCGTTTTCGATTTGGCGGCGGCTATTAACTGGACATAGTCGATGAACACCGCCTCGATTTTATACTTTTCCCTGAGTGTTCGGATGCGGGTTTTCAAATCGTAGATACTCAGCGCCGCGTTATCGTCGATGTAAATCGGTAGCGCGTTAATGCGGTCGACTATCTGATAATATTTTACTTTCGAATCGCGGTCGAGTCGATGCTTTGCGAGCATTTCGGCATTTAATCCGCTCAGTATGGATGCCATTCGGAAAACGATTTGAACCTTACTCATTTCGAGTGAGAAAAATGCGACGGGTTTTCCTTGCTGGGCCATATTTAAGAGCACCGAAATAGCGAATGAGGTTTTACCCATACCGGGGCGAGCGGCGATGTAAACGAGGTCGCTCTTTTGGTGGCCGCCGAGTACGCCGTCGATTGCTCTTATTCCCGTTGGGATGCCAGCCACCCCCGTTTTTTCCCTCGCTTCGATGCTTTGGGATGTCTCGGGGGTAATTGTTGAGACGTGCATCGACTGGCCCTTGAGGTTATCCCGAATGAGGTCGGTTAACTCAGCCGAAAATTGGTTGTATAATTCGAAAGGGTCGACTTCGGGGGAAAGTGCGAGCTCGGCAATTCGCGAGGCGGCTTTACTCAATTCCCTTTTTAAATACATTTCGGTAAGTTGGAGAGCCCACACCTCGAGGTTAGCAGTTGATGCCACTCGGTTAGTTAATTCAGAGAGATACATCGCCCCGCCCGCCTCGCTCAATTGGTTATTTTTTCGGAGTGTTTGGGTAACGGTTAAAATGTCGATGGGTAGGTTTTGAGATTTGAGTCTCAACACCGATTCAATTATAAGCCCATTACGCGGGTCAAAAAACTTTTGTGGTGTCAATATACCTTCGACGCGATTGAGTGCGTTAAAATCGAGGAGAATCGCTCCTAAGATAGTTTTTTCGAGCTCGGTGTCGCTGGGTGGAATAAGCGAGGTGTTATAATGGGTTGTATTCACTTTTTAAATTTTGGTATGGTTGTATTGATTCTTGTTTAGTGGTTTCGAGCCAACGGCCTCCCCTCATCTTTTGCCGCCAGTTACGAACGGGGGTGCCTTTGCTATCGATCCAATTCCCATCGGTGTAATACTGCCACGCTTTCGCGCCAGCCTCGGCGGTGGAACCTTGCTCGATGAACCACGCTTTCACCTCGTCAAGGGTCGGAGGTTCGAAATTCTTTTTTTGTATAGATTTTTTTTCTTTAGTATCCTTATCATTACCCTTATCATTATCATTATCATTATCGGCTTTTTTGGGTTTTGAAATAACCGAGTGGGTTTTTTGGGTTTCGTTGGAACCCATTGGGTTATTTGGGTTCTTATGTGGGCGGCCACCTTTTAACCCGTTGGATTTGTTACGATTACACGTTTGCTCATAACGTTCGCAATCCCTTTGCCATTGGTTAATGAATGATGCAAGCGCCATTTTAATCCAAAATTCGGATGGCATTTCACCGCTCAAATGATAGTTGTAAATGGCTAAAAACAATTCGCCCGCTTGCTGGGTGGTGAGTTCACTCAAGATATTGAGCGAATCAAGGTAAACAATAAAAGATTTTTTCATTTTAAAAATACCCCCCAACGCCCAACGGGATACCCATTGCCTAACGGCTGACTGGCATTGAACGAAAGGGGGATTTTTTAAATTTCATTATGAGTATCCGTTGCAATAATAACGCGTTTTAAAACTCGAGCGTTACCTTAATGCCATAACTTTTTAACAAGTCGACGGCTTCGGTTATTTTACGCGCTCGGTGAATATCAGCAAAGGGAGTTTTCGGCTCCGTAA